AGGTTGCCCCGTGGAGCCTCCCCCGGCGGGGACAGGCTGTGCCACCCCGGCGTCGGAGGCGACCCCTCCAGGGGGCTGTAAAGCGGCCCAGCGGGACACGGGTGTCTTGTTTGCGTCCTGGGGGTCGCCGCCCCCGGTGAGCCACGTCTTGAGGCCCCCGACGCCGCCCAGCCACGCGGCCTGGAGCAGACCCTGCGGGGTTATGGTTACGTTGCCGATGGTCTTGCCGACGTAGCTGTCCAGGCCCTGGCGCTGGATGTCCTTCCAGTTGTGCGCCATCGCCGCCTCGCCCGCCGCCTGCTGGGCGTCGGGGTTCTGGAGGAATTGCTGGTGCGTCATCGGACCGAAGCCTGGGACGTTCCACGTGCCCCGCCACGCGTTGACGGCGTGGCCCTTGGCGTCACTGACCGCTTCGTCCTTGGCGGGTTCATACAGCCCGGCGCTGTTCGCCAGGGCAGTGCCGATCTGGTAGAGGCCCGAGTATCCGTATTGGTTCTGGAGGTTGGCGTTGCCGCCGCTCTCCGGCCCCTTGAGGGCCGCCAGGGCGGTCCGGGCGTAGGGGCCGACGCTGGCGCTGTCCACCGACGTGCGGGCGCCCCCAGCCCCGCCTGTGGCCGCGCCAGTGCCACCCGCCACGGGGGTGCCACCCGCCGCCGCTCCGCCGCCCGACCGGCGCTTGATCTCGTCGGCCAGGGAGGTGTTGAAGGCCTTGGAGCTGGCGACCTCCTCTTCGGCCTGGGCCGCCTGGGCGCCGTGGAGGCGGCCCTCGATCCCCGCCAGCATGGACTGCTGGTAGGTGAGCGGGGTCTTGCCGATCCCCAGCATGAGCTGGGCGCGCGTCTCCGGCGACAGGCCGCCCTGGGCCAGGGCGAGGAGGTTCCCGCCCAGGTTCCCGATGGCGCCAGCTCGCGCGGAGCCTAGCGTCTCGGGATCATAGGCCGCGCCGGTCGGGACCGTCTTCGGGTGCCACCAGTCTTCCCAGCCGCTGGCTGCTTCGTCTAGGAGGCCCATGTTGCTACCCCATCAAACCCTGTTGCCCCTGGAGCCGGTTGAGCCAGGGCATGCTCGTGCGCGACCTCTTGCGGAGCAGCTCAAGCTGCTGCTCGCGCGTGAGGGCCATCTGTGCCGCGTTTATCGGCGTCGGCTTGTAGACCGACCCCGCCGGGGCGGCCGGTGACGAGGACGCGCTGGCGGAGGCCTTGCCCGCCAGCCCGCCCGCCGACTGCCCCAGCCCCGCCAGGGCCTTCTGGGCCGGGGACAGGCCGGTCTTCGGGTCCACCTGATTGGCCTTGTCCCACGGGTCGGAGACGTTGCGCTCCCACCACGTGCGAGTGTTCTCCGTTCCGATCGGTTTGTCAGCGTATTTAAATGGGTATGGCGTGGCGCCCGCCGCCCCAGGCGGGGGCGGCGAGGCGGCCGTGGTGGCGTCCACGGCGGCGGGCGTGAGGGGCGTCTGGGTCGGGAGGCCCAGGTTAGGCTTCGGGGCCGGTGCCGCTGAAGGGGGGAGGGGCGGCCCCTGGGTGGGGAGCACGCCCGCGCGCTCCATGTCGCTGCCGATGCCGCCCTGCTCCATGCCCGGCTGGAGGGCCTGCCCCGGAATGCCCGCGCCGAAGTCAGGCGGGGGCTGGGGCGGCTGAATGGCCCCCGCCGTGAGGTTGCCGCCCAGGTCCGCGCCCGACATCGTGTCGCCGGTTGGGACCGCCCCGGCGGCGCCGCCGAAGGCGCCCATGCCTCCCGCCGCGCCCGCTGCGGCGCCGCCCAGTTTCAGTAGCGCCAGCCAGTCTTCGTTCGTCATGTCGATCTCCTAACGGCTGGAGAGGCCGCCGAGAACGCCCCCGACCACCGCGCCCACCGCTGTGCCGTATACCGGAACGACCGACCCGGCCGCCGCGCCCGACAGCGCGCCGCCCAGGGCGCCCACCGCCGCGTTGCCGCCGCCGCCGGACTTCGTCTGCGTCGTAGTCTGGGAGCCGGGGCTGGAGCCGATCATCTGGCCCATCCACTCGATCTGGCTCTTCGTGTAGCCCTGTTTTTCCAGCCAGTTCTGGTAGTTCACGTCGAGGCCTGCCTGGGTCTGGGCCTGCTCGCCCTGGCCCAGCGTGTCGAGCAGCCCGACATCCGCGATGTTGGACTTCTGCGCGGCGCCATACATATCGCCCGCCATCTTCAGGCCCTGCGTCTGCCTGTTGTAGAGGTCTTGCTGGTTGGCGAGGCCCGCCTGCAGATTGGCCGCCTGATTGTACTGTTGCCCCTGCATGTTGCGGGTGATGTCGCCGGTCGCCGCCGCCTGGGCCTGGGTGAAGTTTGCCTGCCGGAGCTGCGACGAGAGGTCGCCCGCTTTCTGTGCGGCTAGGCTATCGGTCACGGCACTCTGGAGGGCTTGTCTGCTCCCGCCGAAGGCTTTGGAGGACAGGAACTGGTCCTGAAGCTGGCTCTGCGCGCCCTGGCGGCTGCTCTCCAGGGACTTCAGGGCGTTCGCCTCCACCTCCCCGGTGAAGGGGTTCATGTATGGTTGCAAATCCGTTCCGGCCAGGGTCTGGGGCGTGATCTGCTGGGCGGTGTAGGGGTTGCTGCTGTTGGCGAGCTGCTGGGCCTGACCCCCCAGGCCCGCCAGGAGATTGCCAGTCTGGCCCTGCATGCCCCGGATCGCATCCCCGGCGGCGTTCTGGTCCGCGTTGCGGTCGGCCGTGCGCTGCCCGCCGTAGGCCTCGTATGGTGTGTTCGCGACATAGTTCTGGGCCGCGCCCAGGTTCGCCTGCCCCGCGTTCTCGATCCACGCGGGCAGCTCCACCTTGGTCGATTGCGATCCGCCGCCGCCGCTGCTCATTGCCGCAAATCCTTCATCCAGAATGAACCGATGCGCTCCCAGTTGGGGAGCCAGTCCTTCGCGTGCCGGTCCCAGCCCGGCCGCCCGATGGCCTCCGCCCTGATGCAGCCCTGCTCGCGGCCCCAGGCGTCGGCGCGGGCCTGCAGGGCGTTGAGGTCTTCCATGTTCATGTCCCCCGCCACGCTCGCGTAACGAAGCACCCGGTAGAGCGGGTAGTCCTCGACCTCGGTCACCAGCAGGAGGGAACCCCCCTCCCAGAGCTGCGCCCTGCCGTCCCTGGCGGCTTGTATCACGTCGTTGACAGTCTGGGTGCCCCGGACTGCCAGGGCCTTCTCCAGGCGGTCTAGGAGCCTCTGCTCGCGTGCCCCGATCATAGCGGCTTCCCCTTGGCCATCTTGACGGTGGTGATCGCCCCGGCGTTGGAGACGGTCACCTTCCAGACGCCGCCATCCTGCGCGATGAGGAGGGCGAAGGGGGAGGCCGTCTCGGTCGAGAGGACGCGATTGAACGCGAGGTGGAGCGTGTCCACCAGACGTTGCCCCCACGTTACATTGAAGGACGTCTCCATCGGGTGGGGGATGTTGGGGTTCATCGCCGCCCCCCAGGCACCACGTCCAGGCGCATCTCGCCCACGGTCCAGGGTTCGTCCTCCACCTGTTCCAGGCGGAAGCGGATGTCCCGGCCGGAGAACCGGCACTCCACCCACCCGTCGTCGTAAGGCGTGAACGGCCCCTCGAAATACTCGACCGGGTCGTCGGCGGTGGACCGGGTGAACGCGGAGAACGTGGTGCAGTCGTAGGACGTCCCGTTGTCGAGCTGCGCCCCCACCACGTGCATGATGCGGTCGCCATTGGCTGGCCCCGCCTGGGCGGCGCTCTCGATGAATACCTGCCCGGCCCGCGTCTCCCCGGCGGCGGTCCACCCCGTCTCGTGCTGGTAGATGTGCTGGTCCGTTCCGGCCATGAGCGGCGTCGGCCAGACCCCGGAGCCGTCGATGGCGGACCGGCCAAGCTTGCCGATGGTCCACCAGTGTTCCAAATAGTTGTAGACCAGATAAGCGGTGTTCTCCGTTCCGATGTCCTCGGGGAAGAAGAACCAAGCCTCCGGGAACGTCCCGTTGGCGCCGCCCACCATGCGTGCCGACAGGCTCTCGGGGAGCGCGCGGCGGAAGAAGTAGTCCGAAACATCGCAGGGCACAGGCTGCACCGTTCCATTCGTGTAGGTCCAGAATGCGCCCGACCCGGCCCAGATCGCGCTGCCCGCCGCCGCTGCGAAGGCGTTGGGTCCGATCAGGCCGCAGCTCTGGCCCACCCGCTCGAAACCGTAGACGGCGGGCAGCCCGACGTAGCGTGCGATCCACAGTTCCTTCTCGGTCCACAGGAGGATGCCGCCCCGGACCTTGCAGGCGTTGACGAACACCCCCTGGCAGTCCAGCTCAAGGAACCCGGCCGTGTTATTCGGATCGGTAAAGGTCCAATTATTGAAGTCCTCGCGCGAGCACCACGCGACCCCGCGCGGCTTGCCGCCCGCCCCGAAGAGCATCACGTGGCGCTCCTCCGTCACGATCACCCCGCGATTGTTCAGGGGCGCGTTGGCGATGGGCGTGGCGAGGGCGTCGAAGGTCGCCGTGGTCGTGCTGTTGGGGGACATATGGAGGAGGCGGCCATCGGAGCTGGCCACCGCCATGATGTCCTCGCCAAACGTATCGATGGTCCACGTCGGCGCCCGCGCGTATGGGTTGCCGCCGGGGCCGAAGGCGCCCGCATCGCGCGGGGTCGAGTAGGTCGAGTAGTTATGCGGCCCGGTGCCGTAGCCGCCCCCGGCGTTGATCGGCGGCAGCGGAACGAACCCCGCCGGGGTCTTGTCCAGTATCTTGTCCTGATCGAACAGGAGGAGCTGCGTGTCGGTCCCGATCACGAGGTAGCGGATGTCGAGGCCCGACCGCCACGCCAGCATCTTGCGGGCGGGCGAGGCGATGGGCGCGCTGGTGAGGCGGACCCAGCCGCCCACCGGCACGAGCCCGCCGTTACGCCACCGGATCAGGTTGGCGTTCCACCAGCGTCCCCTCTGCATCCCGTCGCTGCCAACGCGGGCGATGCCGGGCGGGAATTTGAGGGGAGACAGGGTCATAGCTTGCCCAGGCCTTTCATCGGTCCGGAGGTGAACACCTTGGCCTGCTTGGGCTGCTTGGCCTGCTTGGGCAGCGCCGGGAGTTTAAGCTGCTTCGCCGCCCCCAGGGCCTTGGGCAGGGGCGCCTGCTTGGTGATCGGGTTCTGGGGCGCCTTGGCCGCCTTGAAGCTGGGCGGCGGCAGCGTCTTGAAGGTGCCGGTTCCCTTAGCCACTGGTGACCTCCTTGAAATGCGGGCGGGGTTGCTCCGCCGGGGGCGCCTGGAGCTGCTGGGCGATGGCCTGCATGAGCTGCGCCACCTCGGCGTAGGGGGCGCGGGCCAGGATGGCCAGGACCTGCTGCCACTCGTTCTGGGTCAGTTCAACTTTCATGTGCGCTCCTTTAAGCAGCTATCGATGATTTTCGTGATCATGTCGTTACGGAGTTCCGTGTTGTGCTGGAAGATATAGCTGGCCACTCCCAGGAAGACGATGTTGAGCAAAACCAGTAGCAGGAAGGCGGGCGGCAGGGCACGGATCAGCTTGTCGCTAAGGGAGGCCAGCATGCTCTCGCCCTTGGTCACGGCGTCCGCGCGCTTTCTGGCACATTCGCCACAGCGCGGTGGAACACGACCCAGGCATCGACCGTGGGGTCGCCCTGCTCGCTGATCGCCTTGGCGGCGTCATACAACGCCCACAGACGTTGCATCACTTCTGTGTCCAGGCATTCGGCGTTCGCCTGTCTGACAAACTCGTGTTCCTGATCCGTCATGGTCCCAGCCTCGGGAAGCCGATGAACCTGCCGCCCAACAGCATATCGATGAGGATTAGCAACAGTATCAGGCCGACGATGGCCTGGGCCACGGCGGCGAAGGGCGGCTCCAGTGGCAGGAGCCTGATGATGTAGAACACGACCGAGAACACCACCAGCAGGATCAGGATGTAGATCAGGAGCTGGATCACATCGCACTCCCCCCGTTGTCGAGTTGCTCGATGAACGGCTCGGCCGCCGTCCAGAACGCCGCCCAGGCGGCCTCCAGGCTGTTCACGGCGTAGGCGTAGTCGGTGCCCGCCCGCCCTGGCTCCGCCGGGTCTGGCATCACCCCGAAGAGGTTATTGGCGGTAAGCGGCCCCACCATGCCCCCCGGCTGCGGCGCCTCAAACTCCGTTCCGGGGGTGCCGGTGTAGCCGGAGCTTGCGGTGGCGATGGCGTCCCGCAGGCGGCCCATCTGGGTGTGCGTGGCGATCAGGCGGGACACGGTCTGGGTCGTCATCGCCCCGAACGTGAAGTTGCCAGTCGTGGAGATGATGGTTGCGGTCATTAGTGGCGTCCTTCCAATTTGACGAGGCGGCCATTGAGGGTCTTCACGGCGTTGACCAGGGCGGCGACGATGGGGTCCAGCGTCATCATCAGCCGCGCCTCGCCGTCCACGAAGTCGGCGACCTCGACCACGGCCTCGGGGAGCGCCTCCTGCAATTCCTGGGCGATGAACCCGATCTCGGAACGCGGAATGAAGTCTGGCTGGGGGCGCCCGTCAGGGAATGTGCGCCCAGTGATCAGTTCAGGCTTCCACTTGCGGGTGAACCGCGCGGGCTTCATCCGCATGACCTCCGGCAGGCCGACCTCGGTGTGCGTGATGTCGGTCTTGCCGCGCGCGTCGGAGAAGTTCTGATAGGCGCCGTAGCCGCCGACCGGGCCAGTGCCGTTCCAGCACAGCCAGTCGGAGGTCCGCTGGCCGAACATCCAGCCGCCGTTGGCATACCAAGCATACTCGCCGTTGCTGCTATTCCACTGCTGATACCAGTTGCCCGCAAACTGGAGCAGCCGCCCACCCCCGCCCGGCCCCAGATAAAAGTTCCAGTCATTGCCTGTGCGAAGGGCATTGCGACAGAAGTGATCCTGCGCGTAGTGCGTCATCCGCGTTTGCGCGTCACCGTTGGAGTTGACCTGGAAGTTCCATGTATTGTTATCGTAGAACACCCAGCTGCCAGACCAACTCTCGCGCTGCAACCGGTAAGCTTGATTGTTGCCAATGAAGAAATTGCCACTGTCGCACATGATGCTGTCGGTCGCGCGTATGTAGTTAGCGGTGATGCGGCCGTTCACAGTTGCGTCGCCATCGATTTGCATGCTGCCGGTGGAATGTATCCAGTTCCCGGTCAGGGCGGCAGTCGCCCAGAAGTTCCCCGACGTGTCGAAGTAGCCGAGTGTAGCCTGCCAGTTGCCGCCGCCGCCCATGTTGGCAAACAGAAGCTGGTTGCTGCCGTTGAGCAGCATTCCGGCGGCGTAAGCGCCTGGGCGATGCATGAAGACGGACGGCTCGCCTGATCCCTCGGCCGAAACCCGCTGCCCGTAGCTAATGATTTGGCCGTAGGCGACGGAGGAAGTGTCGGCTCGGACCTGACCGGTGGAGTAGACCCACGCGCCCTGGACGTTGCCCCTGGCGACAAAGTTGCCGCTGCCGTCAAGCGTCATGCAGTCGCCGCTGGGGCTGGCCCAGGACCGCTTCCCATCGGCGCCGTTCCACATATCATACCAATTCGCACGATGGTTGTGGATGTGGTTGCCGCTGCCGTCCCGCGCGAAATACCACTCCCAACTATTGGCCGGGTTGATCAGCAGGGTGCCGCCGCAATAGATGTGGGTGCCAGCGATGACGGCGGTGCCGGAGGTGATGCTGCCGGTCGCGACGAAGCTTGTCGCTGACATATACGCCGCATTTGGCATCGACGCCGCCGCCCCCGCCGCGCCTGCTGGCCCGATATAGAACCCGATGCCGGGCGTGGCGGCGGCGGGATCGAAGGAGATAATCCCCGCATTTCCAGCGGTGAGGTATTTCCACCCCGGCGTGCCAGTACTTATCCAGGCCGTATTGAACCCCAGCGTGCCGTGAATATAAACGTCGTTCGTAATGAGTGCCGCCGCCGGGAGGCCCGCGATAAGCGGAACACCGACACCCACCGCGCCCGTAGTCGCGCCGCCCGCCAGGGGGAGGTATGCGCCCGCCGTCGTCGTCAGTTGTTGCAACGTAACGGGATTGAGGGCCGCCGTGGCGTCCCCCTTCAGCACGATGTCGCCGGTCATCGTTCCGCCCGCCAGCCGCAGCGTCTTGTCCCAGGATGCGTTCCTGCGGCCATAGGCGAACCCATCGCTGGGCGCGTCCTGATTGATCGCGGAGCCGGGCGACGGCTCCCAGCCCAGGTTGCGGCGGGCGTAGTAGCCGCCGTCGTTGGGCGCGTCTCCGATCTTGGTGGCGAGGCCGGAGTTCAGTTGCTGGAACGGGACCGCGTGCAGAGCGTTCACGGCATTGGCCGACAGGGTCAGCGGGCCGGTCATCGTCCCGCCCGCCTTCAGGAGGTAGGGCGCCAGATCGACCGGCTTGACCAGCCCGTCCAGAATGTCGGCATTCTGGTTCCACATATTTCCCCAGATGTCGTCGTCCGCGCCGACAATAGGTTTGGACAGGCCCAGGATCGGAGTGAGCGTGGCCATCGTTACGCCCTCATGATGTAGGCCAGGGAGAAGTATGGCGGCACATTCGACACGGTGACGTTGTGCTGGTGGCTGCCATCAGCCCACACGGCATGATGGTGCCCCTGGTCGCTGCCGCGCCAGTCGGTGGCAAAATTGTGGGCGTGGTTACCCTGCACATCGGTGGCGATGCCTGTCTCGATCAAGGTGGTGTTCTGATTGCCCCCGACCCACCAGCCGCCGATGTTCACCCGCCCGGCGGAGACGGTGTGCTGGTGCGCGCCCTGCCCATCCGTGCTGCCGCCGTGCTGGTGCGACGGCATCTGCGCCAGGGTGATCGCGGTATCCCCGGTGATACCGCTGTGGCTGTGATAGCCCTGCGCGTCGGTGACGGAGTTATGGCCAAAGTCGCCGCCCGTCTCCCAGTTCGCCCGGTTGCCGACGTTGCCGAGAATGAAACGGTCCGCGAGGTTGGGTGTCCCGTTCGCCCCGTTGCACAGCAGCCAGCCCGCCGGGACGGCGCCCGCCCCGCCGCTCCAGGCGATGATGCAGCCACGCGGGAAGGCGGCCAGGATCGCCGCGTTGATCAGGGCCTGGATGCGGGCGTCGTTGCCGTTCTGAAAGGTCTTCATGCTGGCAGCGAAGGTGTCAATCAAGTCCATATCGGAGTTGAGCTTGATGCCCCAGGTCTGCGCGCTCTGGTTTATTTCAGGCTTGCACAGATTGAGGCTGGGCGTGAATGTATCAGCCATCGACAGCCTCCAGTTCAGGGCACAGGTATGGCGGCGCCGGTAGCGGCGCCCACGGCACGTCCTCGCCTGCCTGCCCGCCCCAGGTGACCGTGCAGGAGGCGGGCGCCGCCCAGGCGGCATCGGCAGCGGCGGCAGGCGTCCAGACCGGCTCGCAGGGGACGCCGGGGGTCCATTCGTCGCCGCACTCGCTGGCAGGCTCGTCTTCCCAGTAGAGGCGCAGATTGGGGTAGATGCCGCTCTGGCCGGTCATCGGGCCGACCTTCACCAGCCCGTCGAGGTAGAGGCGGGGGGAGACACCAGACACGCCCCCCAGGCCCGCCACGATCAGGTGGGTGACCGGGTTCGACAGCAGGGCCGCCTGCGCGGAGATGCTCTGGAGGCGCACGCCCGCGTCCACCTTGCGCCAGACCGAGTAGGGTCCGAACCCGTAGTGGAACGTCCCGTAGGGGCGGGTGCCGTAGGCCATCTACTGCAACGCGATCATGAACTGGTTGGCCGCGAACCTGACCGCGTCCCCCAGGTCCACTTGCTTCTGCACCGCGAGCTGGCCGGAGGCGAGGAGGTTCCCGGCCGTGGCGGCGTCGTGAATGCCGCAGTGGGTGACGATGCCCCAGTCGGCGGTGGCCACCGGGAATTGCAGCACGGTGGAGTTCCACATCGCGCTGGAGCCGTCGAGCTGGTCGGGGGCGTCCACGAACGTGGCCGCCACGCGGGCGTAGCCGACCGCTGGCAGCACTTCGTTGCCTGGGGCGGCATCGGTGGAGGGGGTAGTGTAGAGGGCCACCCAGAGGCCTGTGGGGCGGGTATACGCGGTTGCCCCGAAGACGTGCTTCAGGAGGGCCTTCTCCAGATAGTCCGAGAATGCGCCGTAGGTGAGGAGAGTGCCGCTCACACCACCGCCCCCCAGGCCGCAGGACGGTAGCCAGACCGATATCCCCGGTGGCGCCGCACCAGGGGGCCGCCGGAGTGGAGGGCCACCTGGGAAGCGGCATTGAGGGCCTGCACGCGCCCGCTGAACTCATTGTTCCACGTCGCCACGCGGGCGTCGTCAATCAGGTATGGAGCCGCGCGCACCAGGGCGCCATACAGGTAGACGCCGATGTCGCGCTGGGTGAGCCAGTTCGTCGGCGCGTCCACCGACAGGGTCGGCACCTTGGCGTAGTAGGTCATCCACAACGAGCACTCGCTGGCCGGGACCGGCACCAGCTCGATCACGTTGTCGATCAGGCCGTAGTGGGTGGGCACGCCCTCCGCGCCGCCGTAGCGCGCCCGCAGCTCCGGCATCGTGTCGGGGGTGACGAAGTCCAGCGCCCTGGGGGAGCCGCCGATCCAGAGGCGCGTGGCGTCCAGCCAGTCGAGCGGGAGGTTCACCGACGCGCACGTGACCGGCGCCTCGACGGTGACCATCATCTCGCGGGTCCGGAGCTTGGACTGGAAGTCGCTCTCGGTCAGCGCAATGAAGTCCGCCGCCATGCCGTCCAGAGCGCGCTTGTTCAGCCAGCGCGGGATCGCGGTCAGGAGGTCGTTGTAGTCCTGCAACGCCATTACAGCCTCCCTGGCCAGATGCGGAACGCTTTGTTGTCGGGGTCGTTCAGGAAGGCCTTCCACTTTGCCATGTCGTGGACCCAGCCTTCCCGCGCCGCCAAGTCCCAGATCGGCTTAGGCACGCGCGCCACCAGCCGGAAGTGACTGCCGGTCTGGTCAATGTCGGCGTCCCTGGAGTTGGCGCGCAGGATCGCTGACGCGTCCTGCTCGTCCTTGACGATCAGCTCGCCATCGTTCCCAGGCGCCGTCTCGATGGAGCGGATGATGCCGCCCCACGCGTCGAGGAGTATCTTGAGGCCCATCGGTGGGATGCGGCGGGGTTGCCCCCGCCGCCCTTCTGTCAGAACCCGGCGCCCTTGCCGTGCTTGCCGTCGTCGTCCTTCTTCGCGGCAGCCTCGGCCTTGGCCTCGTCGGCCTTCGCCTTGGCGTCGGCCTTGGCCTCGCCCGCCGTCTGCCCCGGCTCCAGGCCGGTAGCCGCCGTCCCATACATGCCGCCGATCTGGGCGCCCGGCACTGTCCGCGTCTCCAGGCCGGTCGGGAGCGTGATCGGACCGCTGTAGGTCAGGTCAGCGATCTTGAAGTGTGCCGCCTCGTTCGACATCTCCAGCCCATACTCGGACAGGATCATCTTGGTGGTCGCGTCACCAATCGTTCCGATGTCGATCTTCTCCATCTTCCGGAGGTAGGCGACCTTCGTGTATTCCTTGTCCCACCCGATCACGGTCGGCTTGGAGATATAGCGCGACGGCAGGGCCTTGATCTCCCCGAAGTCGGACAGATAGAAGTCGGCCGCCGCGTCGATGTCGCCCTGGTCTATGGCCACGCGGGAGTTGCGCCGACCGATGAAGGTCGAGAAGACCCGCTTGTTGTAAGACCCCATCAGCAGGATGTCGGGTTCGCCGCCGCCATCGTAGGTCTGTTGGATGGCGTCGGCCAGCATCATCTCGCTGAACTGGCGCGGCGTGCCGGGAGTGATCGGCGCAGTCTCCGACACGGGGTTTGCACCCGTTGCGCCATAGAAAGCATTCGTCGTGATCCAGTGCTCCATGCCGCGCGTGGTGCGCGCGACCGTGTCGTCCACGCCCGCGTTGTAGGCCTGCCCCGACAGCAGGACCGCCTCCATGTCCCGCTTCAGGGCCTTGCCCTTCAGCGCGATCTGGTGGGACATCTCCCCGGACTTGCCCGCCGCGTCCACGTTGTCCTGGGTGCCCGAGACGGTGGCATCGCGGTGGCTGATCTGGGCGATGTTGTGGATGCGGACGGTCGGCTGGGACGCCGCGCGGGTGAGCTGGAAGCCTTCCACGTCGGCGTTGTTCTGGTTCACCGCTGGCAGCTTTTCGGTCTGCCAGTCGAACATGACGTTCTTCAGCGACCGGGTCTGCGACATCGAGATGAATACGGTATCGACAGGATCAATGTTGAAGATGGCATCAGCCAAGTCCTCGCGATTGCCCTTCGCCTGATAGGTCGTGAAGGCGTTTGTGACTTTAGGCATGGTGATTGTCCCTCAAAGGAGGCCACGGATGACAGCAGCCGCGTCGTGGATGCTGTGGGATTGGGCGAGGCGTTGCTTGGCTCGGGTGTGTTCCGTCACGCGCCGCCGGAGCGGGTGCGGGCCGGGGGACGGCGGGGCCGCCTGGGGGACCGGAGCGGGCGACGGGAGGGCGCGGCCTCTCTTGGCCATCGCGGCATACTGGGCGGCTTGCCACAGGATCATAACGGCCCGGTGGTCCGTCACAGTGCGGATATCGGCGTCGGTGTAGCCGAGATCGACCGCGTATTCCCTTGCCTGCGTCTTGGCCTTTGTCCAGGCGGCCTCGTCCCTCCAGGCTGGCACCAGCTCGCCAACGAGTTCACGCTCACGGCGAAGAAGGTGGGCGCGCTCCTGGCGTGCCTCCTGCTCTGAGATTTGCTGCACCCGTTGCATCTCGACGGCAGCAGCCTGCTGCTGCGCCTGACGCTCCTGCTGCTTGGCAAACTCCCGCACGTAGGCGTGGGGGTTTTCGTTGTAGAGGCGGTCCCAGTCGATGTTAGGCTCCGTCAGGGTCTGGATGCGCTGCATCAGAGCTGGGATCAGCTCCGCATACTGGGCGCGCTCGACCCGCACGGCCTGCTCGTGCTCCGCGAAGGCCCGCTGGTATTCAGCGAATGCCATCGTCTTCTGCGTGTAGTCCCGGTGGCGCTGGTAGCCCTTGAGCAGCTCGCTCTGCGGCACCTGTTCTGTCTTGCCATTGATCTTGATGGTGAAGACAGGCTCCGCTTCGGCTTCCTCCCCTTCGGCTTCCTCTTCCTCGGGTTCCTCCGCCTCTCCCTCTTCAGGCAGCTCCTCGTCGTCGGCCTCGGGGGCCTCCTCCTCGTCGCTGTGCAACGCCTCAACAGGATTGGCTTCGGCTTCGGGCGGCGCCCCGCGATCCTGCCCCCTGGGGGCGGGCGCTTGGCGTGGTGCGTCCTGCCTCGATGCCCTGCCCGGTTGTCCGCTGTCGCGGGCCAGGATGCGGCTGATGGCAGTCTCCGCCGATGCCATGCCCGATCCGGCATCCGTAGCCGCCGGGTTGCCGGGCGTGGTTGTCGCACTCATTGGGTTTGCTCCTCTCGCATGATCCGGCGGTAGCTCCGCCGGTCGAACTCGACATTGGTCACGACCCGCTGGAGGTCCGTCGCCAGGACGTCGAGCGCCCGCAACAGGTAGTAGCAGCCCTCCCGGCCCTCGCGGTCCTCCGGCTTGGTCTGGCGGAGCATCATCAGGTAGTGCTCCTGCAGGCGTTTAAACGCGGCCCGGAGGCCGGGGTCTTCCAGGGTAGCCTGGGCGTCCAGGGCGGCCTGCTCCGCCCCTGCCAGGGCAGCGTGGGGGTTCTGGTGGGGTAGTTTCATCAGTAGGTCCGCTCCTCTGGCGTGCCGGGGCCAAGCAGGCCCTCCATCGCGCCCGCCCCCAGGCCCGCGCCGACCGTCAGGCCTGCGGGCGTGAGGAGGGCGCGGCCACCCCGGATGAACTCCTTCAGCGCATCGCGCGGCTCGATCCCCCGCTCCGCCGCCGTCCGGGCGAGGCGGTTCTCCACGATCCCCATGAACGAGGTCGGGAGGCTCTTCAGGCCGGTCACCCGCCCTCCGCCGACCCATAGCGCCGCCTGGAGCTGCGCCGGGCTGATGCCCATCTCCTTGGCGAGGTCTTGCTGCATGCTCTCCAGGGCGCCGTAGTGGGCCGCCTCCGGGACGTCCTTCCACATATGCGGGTACTTGATCGCCTCCGACATCGGGATGCGGCCCTCCAGCACCTCCTTCTGCCAGTTCCGCTTGTCGCCCTTCTTCACGCCCAGGTCTTCGTAGTCGGCGTCAGCCGCCTCCGTCGTCTTCAGCATGTTGGGGTTCTGGGACAGCATCCCGATCAAACGCATGTTGTGCTTGTCTACGGTCACGCCCTCCTGCGACCCGGACAGGTTCTCCCCGAAGGTCCACCGCTTGGGCCGGTATTGGCTGTCGAGCTTCGTGCTCCCCAGGCGGACATCGGGGTCCGGGTTGCGCGCGTCGGGGGGCATCTTGCCCGGCTTCCAGGCGTCGTCGCGGAACATCGCCGGGTCGGTGATGTCCCGGTAGCCCCAGAACTGGGTGTTCTGCAGCTTGTGGCCGTAGGGGCTTTCGGGGCCGCCCTCCGTCTTCGGGTGCTGCACCGGGTTACCCGCCCGCTCGCGGTTCAGGTAGTAGCTCGCCGTCCGGACGTTCTGGCCGACCTCCGACCCCGCCGAGACGGCGGAGATCAGGCTCATGTAGCGGTCGAATTGCTTGGCGCCCTCCTGCGGACCCAGCTCGGAGATGAACTGCGCCCGCAGCGGCTCGGCGTTGTACCAGTAGGCGCCGCCCGCCTGGATGCCCGCCTCGGCGGCGGTCCGCAGCTTCGCCCGCAGCTCCGGGTCCGTGGTGATCTGCTGGATGTGCTCCGGCAGGCCCCGGCGCTTCCCGGCA